TGCGCCGACTGGATGATTTATAGTTTTCTCAATTTCTGCTCCCGTTTCAGCTTCGAGCTGTTTCATAGCTTCTACATCGCCAACACTCTCAGAGCGCTGTATTTCAGTACGAGCCAATCGAGCAACCCTGTATTCATCAGTATTCATAATATCCTTCAGCAAGTCTCTTGTCTGGCTTTCACTTAAATTATCAAGACGTGATCGCTCTAGCGTATCGTTGATGACCTTTTTAGTTTCATCATCATATGATTTAGCTACTCGCGTGAGATGTGAACGGTAATCCGCTCTAGCAGTATCAGATAAGACAAACTCGTCAGTGCTTTCAGTGTCTAGCCCTGCACTCTTAACCATGTCTAAGCCTTTTTTGTATTGGTCTGTACCGCTCGAGATAAGCAATAGAGTGATTAACGCTAATGAATCTTCTATGAAACGTTCTAACTTGTCGTCTTCAGCTTCGTTTTGAGCACCAAGTTCTTGAATGGCTTCATCAACACGGCTTTGCATAAAACTCTTCGCAATATTATACAGTTTGTCGTATTCAGAGGCTTCAGCTTTAAGAGCACCTACTGTGCGTGGGTCTGGAGCTTTCTCCACTTCGCCGCCCTCGTCAACTTGGGGCTTATCGTTTTCTATTTCGGTATTGTTATTCTCGCCCAATTTAAGCAGCTTGTAATTCTGTGGTAGTTTGAGTGCGTCAATGACTGAATCTAATTCATAGCCCTTATCAACCAGCTTTAAGATAGTATCTGTGTTAGTTGCCATCACCTCCGCTTCAACCTTTTTGCGGTCAGCAATCTCTGGTATTTCATAATCAAAAGTGATAGCAACACCAATTCCACCAGTAATCCTATTTAATTCATGCGTTAAGCGAGAGTAAATCCTAAGCGCTCGTGGATAAACAACACGCTTAGCAAAACCACGCTCGGAAACGTCAGCATTTGAGTACTTAGCCTGATCATCAACTCCCTTAATAATCTGACTAACACCATAAGCCATGTCAATTCGCTTATTCGCCTGTTCAAATACAGCCGCAAAATCAATATCTTTTTGAGATTGTGCATATGGTATCCATTGAATCTGTGCTTCAGCAGGCTTGTTTGTTGTCGGGTCGATCGGACGATGAGAATATGTAACATTGCCATTCTTGCCAGCACCACGGTGTCGAGACTCCAGTAGGTCAACCATATCATTATATTCACGGGCAGTACGAGCCGCAATGACAAACATACCAGCAGGAATTGCATTATTCTCGAAGAAACCACGTTGGAAGTCAGCAATATAATCGTCTAATGTTATCCATTGAGTGGCGGCTTCAGTTGGTGAGTATCCAGCGTATAAGTTATTTGGGTCAACACCACCAGAAATTACAATAACTTGGTCTTCAGTAAAAGTCTCAGCTCCTACTTGATAATAGGTCTTGTTATCGCGGCGTGTAATACTTGGATGCTCTAAGAACGTGAATCCAGCAATATTCTGACCTTTAAACCCATAATTCGTAGTCTTTACAGCTCTACCGTTCTCTTCCGCCCAAACCAAAATAAAAGTGTTTCGATTTACCAGAGTAGAAACAATAAGCTTCTCGCTGAATGACACGAAATCATCTGCCTGATTAGGATGATAAAGAGCGTTAAGAATTGGATTGTTCTGTACAGTCTTGCCGTTTGAGTCGATGACTTTCGGCATGATAGTAATAAATTCGTTAGCAATCGCTTGAATATTCGGGTAAGCGGAATCATATTTACTTGCACAATAATGACTATACCAATCCCTTGTATTAAAATTAGCTAATGAAGAAATGCCCTCAACCTTTACTTGAGATTTTGGCTTAAAAAGTGACAATAAATTCATAATTCTATTATCGCTACCTATCGTACGCCACCGTACTCTATCTGTGGGATAAACATCTCGGTAAGCCTATACCTAGCTGCGTCTAGGGCGTGGTCATCTCCATCTTGTGGCACGTTCAGGCTTTTACCTGACCTATCGGTTGCCCACATATATCTTAAATATTCTTTCTGTAGATTGGTTGAGTTCTTTGTGTATTTAATATTAAGCTCACTCATCTTATTAACACTCCACTGCCTGTAAGTCTGCTTAGCATCACCACTAGTCTTAGTCACTCCTTTAACCGTACAGCCCAGCTCCACAAGCTCAGCAATGTCTTTAGGTGCGGCACTATCCGCAATTCCTAGCACGCCAGCCAATCCTTCTCTATGAATAACCTTTGAGATATCCTTGTTAAACAAACCTGTGCTGTAAAGTTTCTCATCAAGAATATATCCATCAGCTTCTCGATAAACACAAACAAGTGCTGTTGGGTCATTCGTAAATCCGAAGTCTAATCCATAACCTATCAATTCAGCGTGCTCAGGTATCTCGTTGATAGATTGCCAGCCATGAAATACTAGCCCTTCCAATTCACCAATTTGACCTTCTCCGTAAACTTTCCACCAGTTCTTATTAGAGCGACGCCTTTCGATTGTAGCAATAATACTATCTTCAAGCGCTTCATTATCTTTATAGGTTACGATAACGAAATCAACATCATCACGTCCTACCAGTTCATGCGCCCAGTATTCAGCCGTTGGGTTGTAGTCAAGATAAATAAACTCACGCGTACGAACCTCTAATTGGTTAAACGTGTCTTCTCTGATTAAGTTAGCCTCATTGATAAATAGGACATCTCGCCTAGGACCTCTAGCCTTGTCGTCACCAAGGGATACAAACTCAAACATCGTTCCATTAAATAATGTAAAAGTGTAATCTGATTTGTTCTCTTTGATTCTGTAATACTGCCAATAATTATTAGCCGTGAGTATATTCTTGAAGTCTCGCAATGCACCTCGCTTAAGATGAGGCAGGTTGATACTTGCGATGGTTATTATCTTGTCTGGGTTTTTCGTAGCATATTCAAGCAAAATCAAAAGTATGGCTATTGTTTTACCAGCGCTAGTACCGCCTTGAACAATACGAATACGCTTGTTAAGCCGCTTTATCTTATGATAAGTGGAGGTCTTGCCGAACACATCAATCTTTCTTTGATAAATCCTCTAGCGGTTTTGGCGCTTCAATATTAGTTTGTTCAATAGTTTGTTTTGGCGTGCCGTAAACCTGGTTAATCATCGCCTCAATTTCTTTCCACTGAGCTTTCTTTATGGCTGTAGCTAATTTACGCTCAAATAGGCTTTTATTTGGGTCTTCAGAGATTTTCTCCAACTCCTGTTCGGTAAGCTTAATCATCTGCTCCAATTTATATCGTGCCGTCTCTGTTTTCTTCCAGGCGCCATTATGACGACGTTCTGGGTGTGCTTCAAATCCTGGTGGCGTTGGAACTCCATTCCTACCAACTGAGGGCTTGCGTTGCTTTCTAGGGGCTTCTGTCATTTTATTATCTCCACTAAAATTATTGTTAAACCTATTGCCGAAATCGGCTTCAACAAATAACTAAACTCAGTCATTGATAATGCCCACATCAATACTGTCGTCCACACACCAGTACAAACCATACACTCTAAAACGCGCACTTTTCTTTTCAGCAGTATCGAGCGTAATTTACTAAATATATCAAACGGACCTGACGTAGCAGTTAATAAATAAGCAAGAGCAAATCCAGCTAGAGCTATCATTCTTTATCTCCTGGTAATTTGCCTAACGGGTAGGCTTTATTGTCAATAACGCAAAAAGGTTGTGGTAACTTCCAGACAGCCGCTTCTTTATAAAAACTTTCACTTAGAGGTGTTCGGATGACTTGAACTACATATCCATTATTCATAGCATATTCTTCAAGGCGTTCCATCTGCACTTTGTAATGACCGCAACTTGCACATTCTTTTTGATAGACTTTAATAACTTTCATCGCACAAGCCTCACTTTTCTATTAGTTAAATCAGGCAACCCTCTTGCTTTTTGAATAGCTAAATCGTATTTATTCGCCCTTTCGAAGACTTCCTGGATAGTTATTTTCTTTCGTTCCATTAGAAACCTACGAAAAGGTGAGAAACTACGACTATATGAAGTTCTGTCATATACGAACCAGCGATGGAATACATACACACATTCTCTATCGCATACATAAATAGCTTCATGACTGTAGAATATGACTGTTAAATTAGATACTTCGCGTATCGGTATGT